GAGAATTCTTGCGGTATTTGCAGCATCAGGACTATCAGTCTTGGGAGCAGGAGCCGTAGTAGGAATTGACACAGTTCAGGCAGTTATGCTTGCAGGACTCTTAGGAGTAGCAACAGTTATTGAAAGACTGGCTAGGGCTTTTTTGGACGATGGAAGGCTATCATTAGCAGAAATAAATGATGCCTTTAAAACGGTAGATAAAAAGGCTAATTAGTCATTATTACCCCTAATTGACAGCCCTCTCTGGAAAATGGTATACTTGAGTATCACCTATCTGGAGAGGGCTTTGTAATGACTTGTATTGCAGTTGTACGACATGAAGATAAAATTTATATGGCTGGAGATCGTGGAGCATCAGATGATGGTACCATTCTAGCACTTGAAGCACCAAAGGTTTGGAAGATAGGTCCATACTTAATTGGATATGCTGGTGCAATGGACGGAGAAAGAATTCGTTACAACTTTAAACCAACTGCTCCAATCTTAAAAGATACTGACAAGCACATGCAAACAAAATTTATCAAAGAACTTCGTGAATTCTACAATGAGTTCTGGGTTGACACATCTAAAGATGGAGACCTTGGTTTGATCATTGCAGTTCGTGGAAACATATATGAACACAGTTCTGCAGATATGTCTTTATCTAAATACACACTTCCATATCTTGCTATGGGTTCTGGAGCAGAATATGCTTACGGTGTTTTATATGCAACAGATAAACAAAAAAATGCAAGAAATAGAGTAGTACAAGCAGTAAATGCTGCAATTAAATTTAACCCATCATGTATGGGGCCAGTTGATGTAGTTAGTATCTAGGAGTATACTTAAAGTATGAATCACACACACGATGATTTGTCACCTGAAGAACAAGAATTTGGTATCTGGTTGTCAAACGGTATTGATCGTGGTTGGGTAACACCACCATATTGCAATACCCATGATGGTGGATATGAATACATAGGTGAAGAAGAAGCAGAAGAATGGGAAGCAGGTGGCGACCCATGCCAACATGTCGTCAGATTGATGATATCGTAAAAATGAAAAGGAATAAAATGAAAAAGATCGTAGCACTAGCAGTAGTATTATTTTCAGTTGTAGTACCAGTTCAAGCAAATGGAGCAGACTCAAAGTCACTTGTCATTATTGATAGTTATTTTGATTCTAAGGTTTCGGGTTTAAATGTTTCATGCATTGTTGTAGAAACAAAATCTTCATGCACAGATGTTGTTACTATTACAAATTCAAGTATTGGAAATAACATTAATCATGGCAATGCAATGGTTGAAGTTGCAAAGCGTCAAAACCCAAGTATTAAAATTATTGCTCTTAGATCAGCACCAGCAAGTTCAAAGTCTGTTGCAGATGTAACACCAGTAATGTTTATTGAGGCTTTAAAATGGGTAGATAGTAATTCTCAAAATATTGGTGCAGTATCATTTTCAAGATACTTTAATAGTCCATCAAAGCCATGCATGCCATCATCTTCTGCACCATACACAGTTGATGCTGCAGATGCAATGATTAAATCCTTAATTAGTTCTCTTAACTCTAAGGGAATTCAAGTATTTGCCTCAGCAGGAAATACATTTGGAAGCACAAAGATTGACTATCCAGCGTGTCTTTCATCAGTCAATGCTGTAACTACACCAGGTTTTGCTGATTCAACATCAGTTAAATACTCTGCAAATCTTGTCAGACTACCTTTGATTGGTGACAACTTTTCATCAACACTGTTTAAGACTATTCCACTAACAACATCTTCTGCTACAGCATCTGTTGCAGCACAATATGTTTCTGTGGGATCTATTATTGGCAAGCCAGTAAAAGTAACAGCATAAAAGGTTTTGGGGTGTAACTCAGATGGTAGAGTGCCGAACTGTTAATTCGGATGTCGCAGGATCGATGCCTGCCACCTCAGCAAAGAGTGGTAAATTAATTGTTGGATCAATGCATATTGGTAATATTTCCGATATGTCTCAAAGAATGCTAGACTATTTTGTTAGTTCAGATGTTATTTTTAGTGATGATTCAGAGATTAATGCTATAAACATAATAAAACAACTTAAAATTAAAAAAGACATAGTTGTTTTAAAAAGCAAAGATTCAACATATGCTGATCCAGATCAAATCAAACTTTTCAAAGAATATATTGAATCTGGAAAAACAGTATTGCTTGTAGCATCAGAAGGTCTAATTGGGGTTGCAGATCCAGGAAGTCAGTTTATTCAGGAATGCATTAAAAATAACTTTGAGTATGTGGTTGTACCTGGACCAAACGCATTCCTTAATGCCTATGTAATTAGTGGCTTTGTTGGTGGAGATATCACTATATCGCATGGTATCCATACAGTTATAGAAAACTTAAAGAAACATAAGGATACTGCAGGGTCATTTGTAACACCACTATATGCGGATAATCTTATGGAAGTACTTGATTATTTAATTAAAAATTATAATTTTGAAAAAGTAAAAAAGCAGATTGCAATTTGCTGCAACATGACACTGCCTACAGAGTTTTCTGTGATTGGTGATATAGATTTTGTAGCAAACCATGATAAAATAAAACAAATAAATGATAACACAAGGATAGTTCTTGTTGTTAGTAACTTTATTATTAAGGATAATTAAATGCCAAATGATGATTTATCCAAAAATGGCATAGTTGGTTCTGAGTATTGGATTAATTCTGCTAACAAAAGTTTTTCTGATTTGGTTATAGGTAGTAGACTTTATCCAGAGTGGGGAGTCTCTGGTCATGTGTTTGATCAAAGTTACATTAATAAATTTTTAGTTCCAGTAAATAGGTATGCAGAAATATTTCATAATAAACCAGAGTTAATTGTTAATGATGATCATGTTGTTTTGCGTCAAAAAACTCACGCCGAAATTTGGGTTGAACCAAAGTACAATGGACTCTATGCACTTGACAAATGTTGGCAAAGACAGTTCTACCCATCGGAACTCGCCTACGATAAGCAAGATATTAGTTTTAATGCCTTGTATAAGTTTTATCTTCCATGGTTAATAAATAAAGATATTGAATGCAAAATATCAAATAATTTTGGTGATGAAACTGTATTTAATTTAATAACAGATACTGTTTATTTCAATAAGGTTGATTTTTCAAAACACATACTAGATACAAAATGGATACATTTTTTTATCAATAAAAGTGGTAAGCACATGAAAGATGAAAGATACGGCATTATAGACACAGGAACTCCTATATGTGATATAATTATAAAAGATTCAGAAACAATTGAGCAAATAAAGAAAGAATATAATGACTAATAAGGTAAAGTTTGTTCCAGCATCAAATGATCCTAAATTTATAGATATGTTGGTAGAGCCAGTAAGTGCAAGTAGGATGATTCCAGATTGGTATAAAGATCTTGTTGGTTACAAATATGGAACTAGCAATGATATGAAAAACCTCTTTCCAATTAATGATCGTGGCTCTGATGGCTCAGATGTTTCAACAAAACTTTGTGTACCATTCTTAGACTCAATGACTGCTGGGTACATTTACAGATTAGAGGATGACGTACATGTTGATTTTGATAATGACAATATGCCAGTTGTGTCATGGAAAAAAGATATTCCAATTATAGATAAAAGATTTAATGTTGATATGGCAATACCAAAAGATTGCCACCCCATACATTTTGGGTTTAAAATGAACTGGTACTATGAAACACCACCAGGATACTCAATACTAATCACTCACCCACTCAACCGTTTTGACTTGCCATTCTATGTACCATCTGGAATTGTAGATGCAGATGTTTGGGGTCTTCCAGTATTTATACCATTTTTTCTAAAAAGAGACTTTTTTGGTACAATAGAGCAGGGGACACCAATAATGCAAATGATACCAATCAAGAGAGATGATTGGGAAATCGACATAGATATGTCAAAGGAGTCTTATGAAAAACATAAGATTTTAGAAGAACAAAGAAGATCACATATTACTGCACACTATAAAAAGTTTGCATGGAATAAAAAGAGATATTAAGAAAAACTAAAGGGAGAAAAATGAATCACGACTTTTACAACATACCAAAACTATACAATAAGCCTCATAAGTTTTTTGAAAAGTTTTTAAATAATGATCTAGACAAGATGTCTAAATTCTTGCATAAGAAATATGATCAAATTGAGCAGGGTGAGGTTTTTGGCGTATCAAAATTGCATTCAGAGAAACAAGAATACTGGCTTGAGTCTGGAAGTATTTCTACAGTAAAGTGGAGAGAGTATAATGTTTTTCAGTTTCACAGCGAAGAAATATACAACCTTTATGTTGGAGTTAGGGATTTAGTAAAAGAAGCCTGTGAATATTACGGAATAGACTTCGCAAAAGAAAAATATATGATTCAGGGTTGGTTTAATATAAATCACTCAAAGGTTGGTAAACTTGACTGGCACGATCACGGTGGACCTTGGGCACCAAACTTTCATGGATACTACTGTGTTAAGGCAGAGCCATCATCAACATTCTATAAAATAGAAAATAAAGAAGAACTTATTTTTGAAAATAAGAATATTGACAACAGATTAATTATTTCTGAGATGGGGCACCCACATGCACAAGGAAATTGGGACTGGGATGGTCCAAGAATTACCGTTGCTTACGATATAATTCCTTTAAGATTTATTGAAAAAGCAGAAGAACAACACTACATTCCATTGGCATAATGAAAGAAATAGTAATATTTTTATATTCTTATAAAAATAATAACTTAATTGATATTGTTGCAAATATGGTAGACTCATATAGCAATAAAAATAGAATAAGACTTTATGTATATGACCAAAATAATATAGACAGGACGGCATATTTTAAAAATATACCCTCAGTAAAATATAGTCATATATATTGGGACTCTTATTTTCCAATTACAGAATATAGAAAAGATATAATAAAAAAGGATTACGACTACTATGTTGAGGTTTCGGATTCAGTAGAATTAAAAAAAGACTGGGACCTTTATCTGGTTGATAATTTTACAAATATTCCAAATGTTGTTTTTTCTGGAAACAAAGAAGCAAAGTTAATCACTGATGGCTTTTATGTAAAAAATTTAGGAGATTGTAGCAATTTTGTTTTTGAGACTAACTGGATAGATATGGATTTTATTGCAATAGATAAAAAAAATATTTCAAGTATGTTTGAATTTAACAACCAATCTTTAAAAAAATATGGACAGGATCTATTGTTAAGCCTAACTTTAATAAAAGATAATACTAAAATATTTTCTCTTGGAGATAATGTTTATATTAATAAGGCAAAATTAAAAATAGATTATTTGCCATATTCTGAAAACCATAATTATAAAAAAATATATAAATATTTTAATACAGATGTTGCAAAAAGGTTTAACAGTATTCATAATATTATTATTGAAAATTTAAAAATAATGAAATTTGAAACCAATGATGTTGAGTATAAGTTTAGGACCCAGGACTTTAATCTAGATCGAAAGGGAACTGGAAGATTTCATAACGGCTATAATTCTATATATCACATAAATGATATAATGGTTGAGGAGGAAAAATGCACAGAATAAAAATAATAGAAAACTTTATTAGTCCAGAAGACGCAAAGACTTTGATCGATCAGCAGACAGATCCATTTGCAGAAAGAAATCCTTATCCCGCATACTATGCACAAAGATATGGAGGAACATCATTACCATATAATAAAATAGTTATGGATATAATGGTTAGGTATGGAAACATTTCAAATGAGGTACACAGACAAGACAATGGTTTTTTAAACCCAATATATGTATACAAATCATTTGGTTCACATTGGACAGAGGGCACTAAGGGAGAGTTGCATTTAGACGCTCAAGGCCCAGAACCTTTTATTGAGTGGAGCACAATAATGTATTTAAACCATGAATCTGAATACACTGGAGGAAAAATTTATTTCCCAAATCAAGGATTTGAGTATCAACCAAAGCAATATTCTGCAGTATTTTTTCCAAGTTCTGGAAGTGAATATATTCATGGCATTACAGAAGTAACAAGCGGTCATAGATTTACTGGCCTATACATGCATACAAGTTTGCCAAAACATGCAGATCCAGACTTTATGATAGGTGAAAAAAATCCTAAATGGATGGCAAGGGAGTACCATCTTGCAAAACTTTAATTTTGAGATATTAGATTTAGGATTAGTTTATTATAAAGATGTAATTAAAGATCCTAAATCAATTATAGAAAAAATAGAAAATCTAGACAAAATGTATGTTGAAGATGGTCAGTTGGAAGATACGTGTGTGGGTCCTTGGACAAAGTGGACGTATAACAATGGCTCAAATGAACTTATGTTTTGTTGGCAAAAACTTATTCCACAGGTAAAAGATATTTCTAGTTGTGACCCATACTTTAATGAACAGTTAAGTATATCTTCTGAATTATTTGGGGCGTTAGATTCAACATTAAAGCACTACTCAACTGCAATTTATCCATTTGCAGAAAAAAACATTAAGTCTAGAGAACACACAATGCATCTATTAAAATATGATGAAAGTGGACATCTTCCAGCCCATCAAGATCAGGGTGTCAGCAGTCGTGTTTTATCCGTGCTGCTTTACCTCAATGATGATTATGAAGGTGGAGAAATAGAATTTAAACATTCAGGAATTAAGTTTAAACCTGCTGCTGGTAGTATTTTGTTTTTCCCTTCAAATTTTTTATATGTTCATGAGGTGTATCCAGTTACAAAAGGTCCAAGATATGCTCTGCCAAACTGGTATCACAATATTGATTTTGACACTAAAAGATTATCCAATGGTGAAGAATGATAGTTCTTGGAATAAATGAAACATCGCATGATGCTTCTGTATCCTTAATTAAAGATGAAAAAATATTATTTGCAGGGCATGCTGAAAGATATAGTAAGCAAAAAAATGATTGGTATGTGAATGATAGTTTAATAAAAGATGCTTTACAGTACGGCAGACCAGATCACATTGCTTACTACGAAAAGCCCCTCCTAAAGGCCTCCAGACTGGCTTTAAGGGGTGGATCTGGGGAATGGAAGCCAAGGTTTGAACTTCCTGGTATTCCAAGAAAATCTTTTAGTCATCACTATTCCCATGCAGCAGCAGGTTACTACACCAGTGACTTTAATGATGCCGTGATTGTGGTCCTAGATGCTATTGGAGAATACAATACTTCTACAATTTGGACAGGTGAAGGAAATAAAATTAAGTTAAAATACAAGCAAAACTATCCAGTCAGTTTTGGATTATTTTATTCAGCCTTCACGCAGTTGATTGGACTTATGCCAAACCAAGAAGAATATATTATGATGGGTATGGCAGCATACGGAGACTGGACAAAGTATTACAAAAAGGTAGATGAATATTTTCCACATTACGATCAACAAAAATATAACCTTCATAAGGGAATTACTGACTGGGGATGGGTTTCAGAAGAAGATAAATTTGACATAGCAGCGTCAGTACAAATGGTATACGAGCAAAGGCTTAACGATTTTATGCGTATGGCACAAAGAATGACTGGTAAAAAGAATTTGGTTTTTATGGGTGGATGTGCGTTAAACTCTTCTGCAAATACTTTACTTTGGAAGATATTTGATATGATTTGGATCATGCCTAACCCTGGAGATGCTGGAAGTTCTTTGGGAGCAGCAGCAGCACTATATGGAAAACATATTGAGTGGAAAGATCCATACTTGGGGTACGATCTTGGTGGAGAGTATCCTGTTCAGCAAATTGTGGACGGTATATTAAAAGATGGAATTGTGGCAGTAGCATCAGGTAGAGCAGAATACGGTCCAAGAGCATTAGGAAATAGAAGTATTCTTGCAGATCCAAGAGATCCAAACATTAAAGATAAAGTTAATTTAATTAAACAAAGAGAGTTGTTTAGACCATTTGCTCCAGTAGTTATGGAGGAGTGTGCTTCTGAGTGGTTTGATATGGACTTTGCAAGCCCTTATATGCAGTACACAGTTAAATGTTTACAACCAGAAAAGATTCCATCTGTAGTCCATGCTGACGGTACATCTAGGGTGCAAACCGTAAACAAGCATCAGCATAGAGGTTTGTGGAGGACTATTAATAAGTTTTATCTTAAAACAGGTGTACCATTATTATTGAATACAAGTCTGAATATTAAGGGTCAACCTTTATTAAACGATAACAACGATATTTTAAATTGGGAAAAAGAATACGACTTTAAAATTTTAACAGGAATGGATTATAATAAATGACAGAAGTATTAAGCAAATATGATGGAACAAAAAATACTCATGGCTATATGTGTGAAGAATTTAAAAAGGATCATGATAGTAAACTACATGTAGTATATTTTGGATCTTCAGATCTAATGCATGACGATGAAACTTTTAAAAATGTTTGGCCATTTAGACTAGACAAACTACTAAGAAAGCATACTTTAGTTTCTGATTTTTTTGCATTAGATGATAAAGATATATACTATAAAAATGTTATAAAAAATGCAAAAGAATATTTTGCTGAATATTCTCCAGATGTTATTTTTATTTTGTTTTCAGAAGTACAAAATTCTGATTTTATTTTTGAAGACTTTATTAATAGTTTAGTAGAACTTGAAAATAAGTTTAAAGATATAAAGTTTTATTGGACTTGTTCAGATAATCAGCAGTATGATGGGCCTATTAATCTAGATAAAGAAGTAAAAAATTACATTGCTGAAAATCCGAATACTTTATATCAGTATGTCGATACAAGATTTCAAGAGCCAAAACTAGGTCAAATAAATTATTTAATAAATAAGCACCCACATCTAACCATTAAAAAGGACAATGGAGACCAAGGTACTGTTTATCAGTCTTTCTGGGCCAATCGCTTTAATACAAGATACCTTGAAGATTTAAACAAAGTTTGATATAATTATATAGGAAAGGGGAGAATAAAATGTCAGTAAAAGGTAGTCTAGAAGCAATCGTTGAGGTTGCAAAGAAAGAAGTGGGCACAATTGAAGGCCCTAAAGATAATGAAACAAAGTACGGTGCATGGATGAAGGTTAACTTCCAACCATGGTGCCAATCATTCGTTTCATGGTGTGCATTTACAGCGGGAGTAAAATCATTTCCTAAGTCTGCATCAACCGTAGCAGCATCAGATCAGTTTAAGAAAGAGGGTCGATGGGCAGATGCTCGTAATGACGATCCAACACCAGGAGACTGGATCTATTTTGATTTCCCAGAAGATGGCGTAAATCGTATTTCGCATGTTGGTCTTTGCATTAAGAACAATGGCGATGGAACAATCCAAGTTATTGAAGGAAACACTTCAGGGACTGCAAAGGGAGATCAGCGCAACGGAGGAAGGTGCGTAGAGAAGACTCGTGGTTATGTAAAGAATAACAAGAAGAAGTTAGTTAATGCTGTAGTTGGTTGGGGTCGTCCAGTATATGTTGGAGAAGAAGATGCTCCATTGTTAAGCAAGGTTAAGTAATGGAATCAACAAAAAGAACTTTACTTAAAACAGCAAGTTGGGAAACCTTTCACCTAGTTGGTGTCGCTGGAGTCATTTATTTATTTACTGGCGAATGGGAGTACGCAAGTCTTGGTGCCCTTATTTATATTGGATGGGAAGCCCTTGGATACTTCTTACATGAAAGAGTCTGGGCTAAATTTGGAAAGGGGATTAAATAATGCGTATTAAAATTATTAAGTTTGTTGTAAAGGCACTTGGTTATGAGTGGGGTGGAGATGCACTTAAAGCCCCAGTCTGGACAGTAAAAGCAAAGAAGAAGTAATTGTCAAAATATTTCACCACCACTGATATTATTTTTAATTCTGTACCAAGATCTGGTAATAATTTTTTAGCAGAGTGTATCGATAGTGCACTGACCAAAAATATTAAGAATGAAAATAATTTAAAAAAATTAACAAATAAAACACTTGTTTTAGATACAAATAAAACATTTATTTTGCACCCATTTTTTCACATACCATCTATGCTAAAGTTGGAGCAGTCTGATAGTTTTATTCAGTTTACAAATGTAAGAAGTCCAATGGAGGTTATCAAATCTTATTGTTTTATTGCACTCTCTAACTCACAAGACGATAAAACAATAGAGGATGTGCTAAATGGAGCACACCATAATTTTAAAGGAATTATCAAGAGTATAACTGAAAACTATTTAGATTATTTAACTATTCAAATAGAAAATAAAAATGCTTTTGTAATTGAGTTTGATAAATTAGTTAATGATCCAGATAGTATAATTACTTTTGTTTTATCAAAAATAAATATGCACTATGAAAACAAAATTTCATCAGAAGAGGTGAAAGATGTAATTAAAAATAGAGATGCTAAAACTTTTGGTAGTCTATCAAATCAAGAAGTTGCAAAGATGAAGCATCATGGCCCCCATGATATTCAAAAAACAAAAATGTATGAAACTTTAACTAAGCAAATAGAAGAAGAAGAAGATTTTTCAAAATTACAAGAACTTTACATGGAGGTTTCTAGTGGCAGTATATGAGTATGATTGCATGCCTTGTGCACAAAGGTATATTAAAGAAAGGTCTATTAAGGATGGTGATCCTGGGTACAATTGTGAAACTTGCAATTCTCCTTTAGTTCGTGTATACTCTAATGTAGGAGCAGTTTTTAACGGTTCTGGTTTTTATTCCACCGATAATAGAAAGAGGTAGTATACTATGAATACAATGATTTCAGAAGACTCAAAACTGTGGATGCTAGACGCCACAGACAGATGCGACTCTTGTTCTGCACAGGCGTATGTAAAGGTAATTGGAAAATCTGGAGGACTACTCTTTTGTTCCCATCATTATAATAAAATCATGGATAATGCTGTTGGTTATGCAAAAATGATGAGTTTTATGGTAGAAGTTGTTGATGAAAGATCTAGATTAAGTGAGTGATTTCTTTATTGAAGATGATTCTTTTTTAACCAAAGAAGAGCAGGATGAGTTTTTAAGAAGAATATTCTCTGATCAAAGTTTTTTGTATGGAAAAATTAATTGGATTCCTGAATATGTTCCAGAGATAATTGATTTTCAAAAAACCAAAGATAAATCTTGGCAATGGAAAAATGCACCAACAGTATATATGCAAGATCAAAAATCTGAACCATATTTTCAAATTGTTTCCAGATTAGATTTTGATATTGTAAAAGATGTTTTTGAAAAGTTTTGCTTTAAGCACAACATAAAATATGACAAAATTATAAGAAGTAAAATTAACATAGCAACAAGATCTTATAAAGAAAAAGATTCTAGAAATTATCCCCATGTTGATTCAATAGAAGACCATATGGTTTTTCTTTATTACTTTAATGATTCGGATGGAGTAACAGAAGTATACGATAAAAAAATACTTGATGTTTTAAAAACTGCTGGCAATTTTGGTGAGTTGAAGGTTTTAAATTCAATTTCTCCAACTGCTGGCAAGGGCGTTGTTTTTGATGGAAAAAAGTTGCATACTGGGTTTTCACCAAAAGAAAATGATTTGAGAATTTTATTAAATATTTGTTTTACACTAAATAAAAATGGAGAATAAAAATGTATGAATACTATGTAAGAAAAGTAGAGAATGTCGTAGATGGAGATACCATTGATGTTCTTATTGATTTAGGGTTTGATATTTTATTTCAATCCCGTGTAAGATTGGCTGGTATTGACACACCTGAGTCTCGTACAAAAGACCTTGCTGAAAAGGCTCTTGGTCTTGAGGCCAAAGAGTACCTAAAGAAGGCTTTAAAAGATGCCAAGTCTGTTGTGATTAAGACTGAAAAGATGGACTCATCTGAAAAGTATGGTCGCATTCTAGGTTGGGTATATGTAGATGGAAACACAGTATCTCTTAATGACATGATGATTAACGACGGTTATGCATGGGGATACCTAGGAGATACCAAGGTTAAAGATTTTGGAGCGCTTGCAAAAGCAAGAAAGAAATCTGGTAAGTGATTAATCCTAAAACAGAAGCCATGATAGAGCATTTGCTAAATCAAGGTGCCATATCAATGCATAGCATCGATGCAAATGGCGAAATGTTATACTCTGTTACGGATAAACTAAAGTTGGTAAATCCAGAACTTTATGAAGATTTAAAGGATCAATATGAGCATCACATGTTTAAACTAATTGATCTTGGTCCCAAAACAATGAAATGGAAAATAAGATAATGAAGCATATTCTTTACTTTGCAGCAGATTGGTGCAATCCATGTGCAAGAACAAAGCCATTTGCAGAAGAATTAATTAAGGAAGGGTACAACATTAAGTTTGTTGATGCCGATCTTGAGGGTCAACTTGTTAAAGATTTAGAGGTAAAAAGTATTCCAACTTTTATATTATTTAAAGACAGCCAAGAGGTTTCAAGAATGAATGGTGCAAAAAACAAACAACAACTTTTAGATTTTTGGGGTCAGATTTGAGCGAAGACAGTTTTATGGAAGAACTAATCTTAAATGGAAGTCTGGAGTTTTCTGGAATAGATCAAGAATCTGGAGAAGTTCTATATAGGTTTACAGATAAACTTAAACATTTTTCTCCAGAATTACATAATGAGTCAAATCTATATTTTACTCAGGAAATGATGGAGTTATGGGAATATGGTTTTATTGAGATGGATATTACTAAAAAAAATCCAATCGTCAGTGTTACAGAAAAAGCATTGAATGATGCGGAGATTCAAAACTTAAAAACAAGTAATAGGTTAACTCTTAAAGAGATTATAAAATTTTTAAAATCAAAAAAGTAGTATAATGTATTTAGGAGAAAAATGGAATACCTACTTGGATCTTTTACTACTTTTGCCTTACTAATATTTTTTAGCATGTTATTTAAAAATAGTATAAATAAAAATAACATAAATAAAAATAATGTTAAGTATAGTCAAAGCCATATTTTTATGTACATCAGACCGCTTTTGCCAGATATGTCAAATATAAAAAAAATAAAAAATACTCAATCGCTTAATTATCAAAGAAAGATCAATGTTAAGGTAATCATACTTGATAACTATGCCTATTGGATTAAAGAAAATCAGTTTTACAAGGCAGAGATGGTAAACAATTTAATAGATCCAGACACCACAACTACAGTTGACACAATAGGTATGGATAGTATACAATTAGATAAGATGTTGTTTATAATGGATAAACTTAGAGAAGGGTTAGACAATGATAGTGGGAGTACAGGGAACAGGTAGTTTTGATGACTACCAGGTTTTCCTTAGAGCAATTGGTGTTGCTCTTTCAAATCTTACAGATCAGGATCAAAACTTTTACATTTATTCTGCTGGTCCAGCAAACATCAATTCAATGGTAAGTGAGTTTGTAAATCTATCTGAACGAAGCATGAAGTCTCGTGGTAAAAAGATTAAGATGTATAAAGTTGCACCATCTTGGATAAGTGAAAATTTTGAAGAGTTTAACTATTTTGCTTTTTTGTCAAAGCAAAATGAGCAAAAGACAAAACTAGTATATGAAGCACAAGAAAAAAATATTGAAACAGGAATATTTAACTACTAGAGGGATAGAAATGAAGATTACAGAACTAGAAAAGATGGAAACCATAGTAAAGAACAATAAGTTTCTTACTTGGGACGGGTGGACAGTTGTTAGCATGCATCCTGCAGATAGTGCAAGGACTGCTAAAAATGGTAAATACTTTGATGGAAAGTGGAGCATTTCAAAAAGATTTGAACCAAACAGAGATGGCTGGGATATACCAGACAAGTTTGTTAGGTAAAAATGAATAGACATGCATGGAAAGATGATGGGGCTTGTTTTGAATATGATACAAATATATTTTTTGAAAAATATGAAGATGAAGTTGATTTGAGGTTAGCAATAGACAAGTTGTGTTCTAGTTGCCCTGTTTCAAAAACTTGTTTTGCACATGGCATCTCTGGAAAAGAGTGGGGTGTGTGGGGCGGTATATATTTAGAAAATGGTACTATTTCAAAAGAGTTTAATTCTCATAAAGAAAAACAAGACTGGACCAATACCTGGCAATATTTAACGATGGATAAATAATATGTGGTCATGGATATTAGCAGTAATAGGTGTTTGTGGAATTTTTTTAGTTGGCCAAAAAACAATATGGGGCTGGGTAGTTCTTTGTGTTAATGAAGTATTATGGATTGCCTATGGGCTATCTACCAAACAGTATGGCTTCATCGCCATGGCTATTGCTTATGCTACAATATACATAAGATCTTACATACATTGGAGAAAAGAAGAATGATCATTCAGTTTATTGGGCTACCAGGCTCAGGCAAGACAACAATTGCAGATGCAGTTAAAGAAAGAACAAACGGCATACATGTTAATGCTGACCAGGTACGGGCTGGTTTAAATAAAGATTTGGGGTTTAGCCCAGAAGACAGAATTGAGCAAGCACGAAGAATGGGAGAACTTGCCAGACTTCTTGAAAAGATTCAAGACAAGCCAGTTATTGTTGACTTTGTTTGTCCAACAAAAGAAACTCGTGAGGCTTTTGGTGAGGCAGATGTTGTTGTGTGGATGGATACCATTCAAGAAGGTCGTTTTGAAGATACAAATAAGTTATGGGAAGATCCAGAACACTATGATCATAGAATAATTAATACTGGTGATGATTATGAAGATGCAATTCCAACAAGAGCAATCACAGTTATTCGTAAATTTGGAATGTTTGACTGGAAAGAAAACACAGTTCTTTTATTAGGTCGCTATCAACCATGGCATGAAGGCCATAGAGCATTGTATGATGAGGCTGCTAAGCGCAATACCCAGGTTGTAATTGGTGTAAGACATACAGTTGGAATGTCAGAGAAAGATCCTTTGCACTTTGAAGAAGTTCGTGATTATATCCATCAGGATATGCCTACAGCAAATGTTATCAAGGTTCCTAACATTACTAACATAGTTTATGGTCGTGATGTAGGATACAAGATTGAGCAAGTAGATTTGGGGGCAGACATTCATGCTATTTCGGCTACGCAAAAACGTAAAGAGATGGGTATCTAAAATCTGCGACTGGATTACTAAAGATAATAATGTGGAGTGGCCATCATGAAAGTAACCAAACAAAGATCAGCGCTAAAAGCAATCACTTGGCGTATTATTGGAACGGCAGATACCTTTGTATTGTCATACTTTATAACACATAAGGCAATTACTGCTGCATCAATTGCAGGGTTTGAAGTACTAACAAAGACAATACTTTACTACTTCCATGAGCGTGGTTGGAATAAAGTTAAATGGGGTAGAAAGTAATGTATACAGATCAAATGAAAAGAGCATTTCGCTCCATTCATGCACCTAAAAACTTTAATGTTACTTTGGTTGATAATGATAATTTTATTACTGTAAAAGCCAGTGAGCCAGAGTTTATGAGGCTAACAGTTGAAGATCGTGTTGCTGCCGTAGAATATATGATTCGTGTAAAAAAAGCCTTAGAGGATAATGGTGCAATAGTACTACTTGTGAGAGAGGGAGGAAAAGAACTATGATTTTTTATTATATTGTTTTTACTGTATTTATTTCTGTTTTTATTTTTTTAATTTTTCAATTGTTTATAACAAGATTTAAATCAATAAAAACAAAAAATGAACTAACTCAATCAAATTTAGATAAAGCAATAATTCTTGATAGAATGAAAATTGAAAATAGTAAATCTTTTTTAAACTTTGTTGAAGGTTCAAGACAAGATGCATTTAAATACATAGAAGAAGTTCAGAGTGGCCTAAACAAGTTTATTAATGATGTTGAGCCAGAAATTAAATATTTTAGGGAATATAGCGATCTTACTGCAATGGGTCCAAACTATTACTCTATGAAAAAGATTGTTGATTCTTATGACCAGTTAAAGCAATTACTACCAAAGGAAGATTAATGAAAGACATTATTTTATCAACAATAACAGGTTTTGGGTGCGGTGCCGTGTTCGCAGCATTCAAATTGCCAGTGCCAGCACCACCAATTTTTGCGGGACTCGCAGGAATTATTGGTATTTGGCTTGGTGCAACAATACTAACACAGATTATATCCTAGGAGGAATAAAATGAATACAGAACAAATTAAGGCTATCTTGGCATCATACGGACGATCAGTACTGGGTGCAGCACTTGCACTATACATGTCTGGCGTCACTGATCCAAAGACTCTTGCATACTCATTGGTTGCTGCAATCGCACCAGTAGCATTGAGAGCAGTTAATCCAAATGACACAGCATTTGGTCGTCTTCCAGAAGTAGCAGAAGTAGATGCTGCAGTAAAGAAGGCAACAGTTAAGAAGGCTCCAGCCCGTAAGAAGGCAGCAGTAAAGAAGGCTGCACCAAAGAAGTAATATAAAAATAAAATAGGCTAGGAGAATAAAAACTCTTAGCCTATTTTTTATTTAATTTCTGAGATATACTTTAAATCTGTTTTATAAGGATTTGGAAGATCTTTAAGTCTTTCGTTTCTTTCTTTTTGTGTTATATTTGAAAGAAAAGACACGATTGTGTATCTTGGATTTCCAGCACCAATATCGGTTATCCTATGTTCGTAAATATATGAAGATGGGAATATTATAAGTTGATTTGCTTTTGGTTTAACCTTTACACCAAAATGAATGAATTCAAGTTCTCCACCTTCGTAATCATCGTTTGGATAATACACCATGGATATTGTTCTTGGAGTTCCATAAGAGTCATCAGGGTGCATTCCAAAATAATCTCCATCAGTGTACTTGCTGATTCTCCACTCTTCCCTACTTTTTGGATCTAAATCATAATGCCATAAATAAGAGTCTATAACTTCCTCAAAAGCGTTAGCAATAAGTGCAGCACCTTGAGGATCTTGATGTCTTTTTACCCATGTGCTTACTCCACGCTTCCCAACCTCTTTTGGAATCTTATTACCCTCAGAGTCAACAATATAATCTTCTCTAACAAAAGATCCCTTGTCTTCTAGTTGCTTCATGAAATCCATTCCTTGATCCCAAACATTATCATAGATGTGTACTCCAGGGGCAAGCAACGTATATTTAAATTTATTAAAATTTCTACTTTCTGTAATGCTATTTTTTTCATTTTCAAGTTTACGTGAATCCATTTGTTCTCCTCTGATAGATCAAAACTTAATTCAATTATAGCATATGATATAATAGTATAGGACTTTTCCGAATAGGAAAAATGTCGGGGGAGACAGCGACACTAAATAACTGGTATAGTCCTGAGCATGACTGTAAAAAACTGCTCACTTACTATGCTATAATGATAAGCATGGAAGAACTAATTAATACCCTTAAGGTCCTGCTTGCAGATAATATTACCCTTAAACTGAAGGCTCATGGGTATCACTGGAATGTAGAAGGCGATGATTTTGTTCAATTCCACGAACTTTTTGAAAATATTTATACAGACTACGATCAAGCAACAGACACCTATGCTGAATGGCTTCGTAAGTTAGATACATATGCACCATTTAAACTATCAAGATTTATTGTATTAAATGAAGTTGGAGAGCCTGATGTTACTTCAGATCCAATGATGATGTCTGCAGATTTACTTATGGCTAATGATATGGTTCTTGCAAAACTTACAGATGCTGTTGATCTTGCTACACAAAATAGACAACATGCAATTGCAAACTTCTTTGCAGAACGCATGGACATGCACCAGAGATGGCACTGGATGCTTACTGCATCACTTAAAGAAGTTGGAAACGACTAATATTATGATAAAAGAAGGAGATTTTGTTATGGGTTCAACATCAGAGGGTGTTGTTCATGGTGTAGTTGAACACATAATGACAGAGGGTGGAATTTACGGTACACCTGGAACAGAGTATGCAATTCAGTCTATGCCACCAGAGAACCCAGCAATGGCTGTTAGAATTTATAAAGAAGAAAACGGTAAATGGGAACCAACAGCATACAGTATTGGAATGATGTACAAGGATGCTACAAAAGTAGAAATGGAAAACCACACAATGGACTCAGAAATAGGAATGGCAATGTTTGATGCTCAGATGGGCAAAGCAGATGATTCAATGATGCCAACAAATACATATCAAGGTAAAGAGTATGATGGTTGTGGATGTCCGACATGTAAAGAACTAAATGTAAATTGTGAAAACTGTCCTGTTTGTCAAGCAAATGAAATGAAAAGTGATTGTTGTGCTGATCTAAATAAGCAAGCACCTTGTTGGGATGGATATGTACAAAGAGGAATGAAACCAGGAGATAATGGTAAACCAGTTCCTAACTGTGTTCCTGATGCAAAAGCAGATGATCTGTTTGAAGATGATGACACAGTTGAATATGATACAGATACAGTTTCAAAGGCAGATGGATACTCACCACCAGCAGGAGCAAGATCTGCTGCTCGTAGAGCAATTAAGTTTAAGGAAGATGGAAAAGCAAATGGTGCTGGAACATCTGTAGGTTGGACTCGTGCAGGGCAGTTAGCAAGAGGAGAATCAATCTCTCTTAGTACTGTTAAGAGGATGTACTCATACTTCTCACGCCATGAAGTAGACAAGAAAGGTAAGGACTGGGGTAACTCAGCAAACCCATCTAACGGATACATCATGTGGTTAGCATGGGGTGGAGACGCAGGATTCTCTTGGTCAAGATCAATAGTTAATCGTGAAAAGGATAAGGCCTTATTTGCTGATTTTGGAAAAGATTACACAAGAGTTAACACAGAAAGACACTCACTATAATGCCAAAGAAAAAAGCGGGATCATTTAATGATACTCAAATCAAAGATGGTTGGATTGTTAAGATGCGTAAAGATGGAACTATTAAAGCAAAGATTGAACGCTATTTTGATCGAACAACACAGTTAAAACCAAAATCTGAAAGATAATTAATATATATATTTTTCTTGTTTTTTGATCTGTTTTTCTATTTTTTTAAATCTGTACCAAACAATTATTTTATTAATTAATTTCAATTCCAAACCTCCTTAATTCTTTTACAAAAGAATTCAACCAATACTCGTGAGATAAAACACCAGCATGACCATCTCTTCTTTTAATATCATATCTTTCTAAAATTCCGTTTGGTCTTTTATCTTTTATCATCTTCATATACTCTTCATGATTCATTTCAAAAAAATCTTCATGCTGATTAAATAATTTTATGTTATGATTATCTGAATAATCCCATGTAGACCATAAAATTTTAACATTGTTTTTTTTGCAATATTCTATAAAAATTTTCCAACCTAATGAAAAATTTAAAAACTCTTCGTGATAATCTTCAATTGTTGCTGGTTGATCATCTACAATACTTTTTGTTTCAGGTTCATTTATATTTCCATCATCTTTATATCTTTGAATATATAGATAATCATTATTGTGCCAAATAAAATGTCTGGTTATATTAGGCATTAAAACAAAAAGATAGTCTGGAAATCCATATTTTTTTGAATATGCCATAAAGTTTGCAATTATTTTTTGCCACCCATAGCCAGATCTAGCAATAGAATAAAAGCCATCTGTTAAGTTATTTAATTGAAGTTTATCATGAAGCATCTTTGACCAAACAGTATCTAACGAACTTCCAACCCCTTCAGTTTGTGAGCAACCAGCAAAAAGTATGTGCTTGCCTGGGGTATGTTTATCTGTAAAATCATCTGATCTAAAACCATCTTTATTAAAATTATATTCTATAGTAAAATCATCTTCGGCTCTTTCTATTGGTAAAAGTGTATAATTCCTGTTACCTTGATGCTCCTGCATATTCATCCAAGTTATATCAAACTCATAATTAAATATGTCGTTTGCATTTAAATAAACTTTATTTTTTAAATCATAGTTTTCTATCATTAAAAATCCTTTGTAAGATATATATCATTAAAACTATAATTCTGTAAAGCCAATGCTTTAACAGACCAATTTTTATTATTATTTAAGAACCAATTAACAGAAAAATAAGTTCCATAAAAATCATCCCAATTCATTCCGTCATAAATTAAATAGTCATTTATTCCAATTATTCCACCAACTTTGACATGCTTTGATATTTCATCAAGCATTATCTTTGTATGTTCTCTATCGTTGTGTGTATCAAAATATATATAATCAAAATCTTTATCTTGGTTTGGCAAAGTATTTTCTGCTTCTCCCTTAATAATGTAAACATTTTTATATTTAGAAAATTCATCTTTAATATATTTTTCATGGGTTTCTGGTGTAAAAAGAATTGTATGCTTTGTTGGCTCGCATTGACAGGATCCAGTTCTAATCCAACTCCAACATCTTGAGTCAATTGAATATCTATCTAAAAGCCATATCTCATTTGGTTCACATATATCGGCTATTAGTTTTGAATAATATCCCCAAGAAACACCAATCTCCATATATTTAATATTTTTAGGTAAATGCTTTATGTATTCTTCTCTAGAAGAAAATATTTTTGCATTATTTAACTGATCCTGGGATATTAATGGGGTATGCTCAATTTGATCATCTTGTAATTTTTTAAGACTTCCATCATCATTAAATCCATTTACTGGTATTTTTGGCATATGCCCTCCGTTAAAAGTATATCATGTTGTACCCCTGGCAAGAATCGAACTTGCGACGCATGGCTTAGAAGTCCATCGTTCTGTCCACTGAACTACAGAGGTGTAATAGGTTTATAAGGGCTTGAGAGGCCCCTGTCCTGCCGTTAGACGATCTAGGAATGATATTGTATCTCCAACGGGATTCGAACCCGTGTTGCCACCGTGAAAGGGTGGAGTCCTAGGCCACTAGACCATGGAGACTTGGAGCGGATGATGAGAATCGAACTCACCCCTTCTGCTTGGAAGGCAGAGGCACTACCAATATGCAACATCCGCATCGTACACCAGGTAGGACTTGAACCTACGATAGCCGAATTATGAGTTCGGTGCCTTAACCAACTTGGCTACTGGTGCATGTAATTAAGATATTAATATGCCAAGCAATATGCCAACAAGAAAAGAAAAGCACCCAATTGTCCAATGATAATATCTAATTAAATAATTTTTAATTATTTTGTCTTTAATGTTATCTGGAATATCCTCAATATTGATTTCTTTTACCATGTAATTAGTATACATCAAATCAGTGGTTAAGTCAACTTATAGCAAATTTTTTATTAATTAATTCATCATACATTTTATTAATTTTGTATAAGTCTACATTGTTTAAAATGACATCCCTTACCTTTTCATAACTTTCAACTTCTTTTGCAGATGCAAAAAAAACATTTGGCATGGGACTAACCTTTACAATATCTTTATTGTTTAATTGAACATCATTATTTTTTGCCAAATAACTAAAAAGTTCTTTAGGTTTTAAAGTCAAATCATTAAAATCAAATATACTTACATGTTCGTTTTCTTTTATTGAATTATAAAAATTTTCCAGCAAGTCTATACGCTTTATTGATCTATATTCAATTCTATTTACACTTTCTACATTTTTCATCATCTCTAATGTAACCTCAGAAGATATCAAATCAATTGGGTTTCTAATTATTGAAAAATGAAACAAACTTTTATTATTTAAAAATTTTTGAATACCATTTCCTGTTGCATATGAAACAATAAGGCTACTTGGAAATAATATCTTAGAATTTTTTATAAAAAATGTTGTTCCAGATCTTGGATAATAACTTAGATGAATTTGTTTTGATTTCATATTATTTTAAAGTTTCCCCACCGTGACCATCTAATTATTTTCATTTTTTCTGGTTTATCGTCTATCTCTTCATGATTCCATTCTGGCAGCGGTATATTATATGCTTTTTGCAATGCTTCTTCTTCGCTGTCTGCATAAATATCTATATTGTAGTTATCTTGAAGGGTTGCTTTAATAGTATATTTGTTTCTACCTTCTTGTTTTTTAATTTTAGGGTAATAATATATCTTATACTGTTTAGTTAATTCGTTAGTATTATATTGATTTGATATCATAAAACCAATTTCAGATGGGAAAGTTAAAAAGTCCCCCTCATCCGCATCATGGTATATCCTGGGATTACAGTTAAAGATTATTTTAAATCCTTTTAGTGGCAACAATACATTTACCCAGTTTGGTAAATCATCAGAACTTTCAAGACTAAAAGAAAAATCTTTATATTTAGCAGTTAGAGATCCAATGATTACTTGCAAAACGGCAGATTCATTTGTTAAATCTTCTTTTGAAAAACAATTTTTTGCAATAACTATATTTTTGTTATCTGTTCCACTAATCTTAATGTCATGCATCTTGTAGATACCTAACCTCATCAATTATTTTATATTTAAGTGCAATGTTAATCATTTCATCAGAATAACTTCCAACTTCAGGTTTTGCAGAAAAATAAACAACATAATATATGTCGTTAAATGTTTTTATTAAAGCACCATTGGCAATTGCTTTTTTTACATTATCTGTTCTTTGCGCCCCAGGTCTTTTGCCTTCCCCTGCTTTTCCGCCCTTTGCCTCTATATATTCAAAACGGGTATCTGAATGTACTCTAAAATCTACTTCGCACCCAGAACCAGCAAAATAATAATCTCGATCAATAGTATTAAATCCACGACCAAGTAGGTCTTGGTAAACAAGTTCTTCAAATTCATCCCCAATTCTTTTAGATTCAGATTGAAAGTAGTTATTCTTTTCGTTAATCATATAATCAGTATACCCTACTTGGCAGGTTATGTCAAAACAGATGATATAATAATCTCATGGTAGCACCAAGAGGAATATTCGGAGCAGGAACAGTAACAGGCTCAGGTAACATTAATGGAAATCCATTACAGTCATGGTCATTTAACTTTACTGCAAACAATCAAGATGCAATATTTGATGGCGTAGTCCTTAGTTGGCAAAATTTTTCAGCCCCTTCTTATATAATGGATCACATGCCTACTGGAGAAAACACAATAATCACAATCTCTGGTTTGACTAACGCAGGTATGGCTTTTAACGGAATGCAATTCCAGGTTATAAATTCAGGTATTTCTTTAATTCCAGGAGTAAACAACTATGGAGAAGTTCCTGGCACAGATCTTTCATTCCCACAATGGCAAGCAAACTGGGGATTAACAGGAAACAGTGTCCTACTGTATGACGGCTTCACGATTAGTTGGTATGCATAATGGCGCTTCCACCAAATTACCAAGGCGCTTATAACAACGGCGCAGCCTATCCATTAGGCGCAGTAGTTCTTACAGATGGCAACCCATACGGAATTAACGGAGCATACTACATCAGAGTTACAAATGGTGGAAACCCAGGATATGCTCCAGGGTATACAAACAACTGGGAAATATACACTATGCCTAAAGGTATAGACGGCGCTGGATCAGTAACTGGTTCTGGCAGTATTGCTTAATCTTTATTCCATCTTTCCATATCAAATTCGTAATAAGTTCCCCACCACTCGTAAGGTTTGTTAAGATACTTCCACATTTTTGCGTGGTATTTATAACGAAATCCTAAATTACTATCTAAAGACTCATCTAAATCAATAGCCTTAACTAAATGATTACCAGCATATCCACCAAGGAAATTGCCTATCCATCGTAATGGCCAGACCTTGGTTCTTTCAATCTTTGTCAAATGATTTATCATCTTTAGGTACCCATATTTTCTTTCCATCTTTCCAAACAGGCCAATAGCCAAGGCTGCGCCAGTCCATTTGAAAGATCTTTGGTTCTTTAATCTTGATCAACCTTATATGTCATAGCAATATAGCATGCTACATATCCCATAATAAAAGCGGGAATTAAAAATAATGAATGAATCATAACTTACCTCCTTTATATCTATTATATACTAAAGCGCACAAGAAGTCAATTATAGCGGTTACTATAGATTAAGAAACAAGATAGTTGGTCATATGGCATTGACAAAAACCAACAACTTCGTATTGTCCCTCTGATACCTCATCAACATCGTCATATTTGGCAGGTAGATCGCAACTATTACATTTTTCTATATTTTTATCCATAGTTAAATTATAACATACTTGTATTTTAAAGCATCTAATAAATATAGTCTTTTTTCTTTTTATTTTTCTTTAATATGGACCTAATAAGTCTTTCTAAATAAAATAGTATAAATTTCATGAATAAATCTTATCATATTCATTAAGAAATAGTTCGTAGTAGTGAATTTGTCTATGTGCGCCAATATGGGGCAAACTTGATAACTCTATATCCATACCATGAAGCCATGCGTACTGCTCTAATTCGTTACATGGTGTGTGACAATCCTTAGATCCATTAAACACCTCAACAATACCATCTCTAACCCATAAAGCAGAATCAGACTTAACATATCCACTGTAACTGTTGTTATGTGGTAAGCCATCCATAATGAAATCATCTGTTGGATCCCAAAAAGCATATTTAAAAATAATATTATTAGAAACGCAGTATTGCTCAAAGTTTAAAATATATTTTAGTGACAATAGAGTTGGCAGTTTTGAGGTTATAACCTCTTCCAACTTATGTGGTTTTTGTGAATATTTTGGTAAATCCCCCTGAGTTGGAACAGCAGTATCTCTTGCAAAATCAAAACCATGTCTTCCAACAAAAACACTCCTATCTGTCCAAACATTCATTCTTGCTAAACTTGGAAATAAACAAAATAATACTTTTGGCTTACCAAATTTGTCAAAGTATGCGATTAGATTATCTATGATTGTTGTTATGGCACCATTGCTAATACCAAGGTTTCGTGTCTCGATCTGCTTTGCTTTTGCAATACGGTTGCCCCAAATCAAAGACTCGTCAATACCCCATCCCCAAGTATGAGAGCATCCAGAAAAAATAAAGTCTGGTGTTCTACCAAACTCTTGTGTGCGAAATCCAAGGGAATTTGTGATGTACTTTGTATTAGGATCAATCGTGATCTTTGGGCCAAATGGCATACCATATCCATTAAGTACTCCAGTGCTATACATCTCTAAGCGAAGCATATTTAGTATGTTCGAATCTTTTTGCATATTTTAATTATAGCATTCTTAATTATTTCAAGGTATGTAAAGTATAATAGTGCTATGAATGAAGCAATCCTATATATCATTTATAGCCCTACACACAAGGCTATTAAGATAGGCATATCAGATATATCAGGTAAGAGGTTTGCTACACATAGGAACAAAGGGTGGAAATTGGTTTGTTATTGGCATTTTTTTGAGCGGGATAAGGCAAGAGCAGTAGAATCCCTAGTAATACAAACACTAAGAAAGAAACATGCAGTATTCCTTAGTAAAGAAGATATGCCTCAAAATGGATACACTGAAACATTCTCATCAAAACAAATCAAGAAAAAATCATTGATTCGATTAGTAAATAAAACTATTAAAACTTTATAGTTTTTAGAAGTGCTTCTTCATATAAAATGTTTGCTTCATCAAAAATACTAGAATGTTTTAGTGCAAAATTATATGAATCTTCATAACTTTTGTGCATTTTTAAAGATCCATGTAAACCTTCTGGTTCTACTAACTCTTTATCACTGAAGTCTAAATCTGTAATCGCTGATATAACTCTATGAGGTTGAGACGCTAGATCATTAAAATCAAACTTAAGCACTTCGTCAATTGAACACGGCAGAATGTGTCTTGAATACTTTGCAGCAGATTTTATTAAAGCATCTTCGTTTATTTGAACTTCTTCTTCTTTATTTGCAAAACTATGTATCAATGATGAAACAACAACATCCATTGGTTTTCTAAGAACCAAAATGTATTTATTTTCAAACTTTTTTTCTATAAAATCTTTATTCCATAGATGAGTATATGGATGTTTGTCTATTGTAATATCTGAAAATTTTCTTACATTTTCAATTATGAAGTTTGATCCAGATCTTGGTTGTGAAATTATTACATGCATTATTTCTCCTTAAATGATTTAAAATATTGATACATTGATTCTACTATGACTACTGCAGATATGCCTATCATAGCATATACCCAATAAACATAAAGAATCATACCTTTGGCATTACCATTTCACACGGGCATATGATTGACTCAGGTAATTCGTGAACCTTGGTGGTAATAACAATACTTGTCTTACACTCTGTACACTTGTATGTTGTCTTCATTTTTCTCCTAATTTGCTGATTACTTTAAGTATATCAGGTTTTTATTATTAGAGTTCGGCGCAAAATAAGAGTTATAAAACCTTCCAATGCCCTACACGGGCACTATCGGTGAGCATCCTTCATATGCCTAGATAGGGAGTCGTGTCCAAATATACCCCATCTTAAATCCCATTCTTTCTTACAAATTGGACAGATTAATATCCTCATCACTCTCCCAAATAATTAAACATTTTGTACATTGTATTCCTGGCTCTCGCATATACCAGGTATGTGTACATTTAGTAGCCACCTAAGCACTCATTTCTTGTATGATATAGCCTGATCTTTGTCAGAATTTTGCGGGATGGACCAAAAAGATCTTCCTTACAAGTAGAGCAAGTATAAGACCATTCACCAGTAAACCAATCATGAACATAGCCTTTGGCATTAGCATATTTTTTGGCTACAAAGGTTTGAAATGGATCAGGGATTTGCATATTGATCATACCTTAAGTATAGCAATTTTTGACGGGGAAGTCAATAAAGACCCAATTACCCCTAGTATCAATCCTTAAAGAAGTCTATACCTATATACCACTTAAAGAGATAAAGGCCTATATCCCATTGATGCTTTACAGGATACCCCCAGTTATTAAGATATATCCCAATACAGTAGTTTGATGTCATTGTGCCATAGTGTAGTTTCAGAGGAAAATTAGATTTTGTCATTTGCACATCAAACAGTAGTATGGAGCACGAAGATTGTCTCTATGGGTGTATATGGTTTGAGAACATTTATAACATTTTGCATGAACCATAAAACCTTCTTCTTTGGCTGGTGTTTGAAGATTTAAGGTTTTTGTATAGTATACCTTTGTGGCATACCAGGTTATTAGGATTAGAGTTATTGTTAGCATCATATTATTATATCAGAGCCATCACTCAAAGTCAATCTGAGACTCAAAGATATCCACATCATCAGAGTGACTCATATCGTCATCCATAGCACCACATACAGTGCAGGTTACCTGACCATCAAGGTCTAGTTCATAGTTGCAGACATGTGTCATGGTATATACTCGATTGAGGTTAGACAAACCACCTTCGTAATGTTCATATGTGGTTCTTCTCTCATAGCCATTTGCTTGGCTTCTTCTTC